ATTCCAAGCAGTACGAGACTATAAACCCTTGTCAGTAGGTATAGAGAAAGGTATAAGCAAACAAGCTGTTATGTCTCCCTTAATGGATATGATGAAAAGACAATCATTCTTTTTTAGAGTTGAAGAATTAACTCATGGAAACCAAAAGAAAACAGACAGAGTTATGTGGGCCTTACAAGGTCGTTTTGAACATGGTCGTATTACCCTTAACAAGAAGAAGAAAGAATGGCACTCACGTTTCTGTGATGAGTTATTTCAGTTTCCTGACCCATTAACACATGACGACTTGGTAGACTCCTTAGCCTACATAGACCAATTAGCCAAGGTAGCTTACATAGGCAACTTTGAAGAACAAGATGATTTTGAAACCCTAGACTCAATTAGCGGATACTAAACACATGAATGACTACAACGAAAGTACAGACCCTATTATCATTGAGCAAAGCCTAGAAGATTGGGTACTCAATAAGGTAGATACGTGGGGAGAGTATTACGAGAATAACTACGCACAGAAGCATGAGGAATACTATCGCTTATGGCGAGGTATTTGGAGCGCTAGTGACAAGACACGACAAGCAGAGCGTAGTCAGATCATTGCACCTGCCCTACAACAGGCAGTAGAGTCTAACGTAGCTGAGATAGAAGAGGCTACCTTTGGTCGTGGCAAATACTTTGACATTAAAGACAACATGGGTGACTCTGAGACTCAAGACATTATGTTCTTGCGTAAGAAGCTACATGAAGACTTTGACCTAGCCAAGATACGTAGGGACGTAAGTGAGTGTTTAATTAACTCAGCAGTCTTTGGTAACGGCATAGGAGAGGTTGTCTTAGAAGAAATTAATGAGATGAAACCTGCGACTGAGGAAGTCATGGGCGGCTCTATGGAAGCTGTGGGCGTTAACATCACTAAACGCACTGTAGTACGTCTACGTCCTATCCTACCTCAGAACTTCCGTATTGACCCTGTAGCCACTAACATTGAAGAGGCCTTAGGTGTAGCCATTGACGAGTTTGTCAGTTCTCATTTAGTAGAGCAACTACAAGAGCAAGGAGTCTACCGAGAAGGTTACATGGGCAACGCTAGTGAAGACTTTGACTTAGAGCCTGACAGTGAGCTAACTGTACATCAGGATGATAAGGTTAGGCTTACAAAGTATTATGGTCTAGTACCTCGTCACTTACTTGAGCAAGAGTTAGACTATGATCTAGAAGAAGATGAAAAAGAAAGCTACTACATTGAAGCTATTGTAATACTAGGTAACGAGTCTGTCTTACTCAAGGCCGAGCCAAGCCCTTACATGATGAAAGATCGACCAGTAGTGGCGTTTCCTTGGGACGTAGTGCCTAGTCGTTTCTATGGTCGAGGTGTCTGTGAGAAAGGATACAACAGCCAGAAAGCCCTAGACGCAGAGCTACGGGCACGTATAGACGCCCTAGCACTCACAGTACACCCTATGCTTGCTATGGACGCTACACGCATCCCTAGGGGCACTAAGCCAGAGATTCGTGCTGGTAAGATACTACTAACCAATGGTGACCCTAAAGAGATTATCAACCCATTCAACTTTGGCAACGTAAGCCAAATAACTTTTGCTCAGGCTCAAGCACTACAGACTATGGTTCAACAATCGACAGGTGCCGTAGACTCTTCTGGTGTTGGAGGTTCTATAAATGGTGAGGCGACTGCTGCTGGCATTTCAATGTCTCTAGGTGCAATCATTAAGCGACACAAGCGCACCTTGATTAACTTCCAAGAGTCTTTCTTGATACCTTTCGTATCTAAGGCTGCTTGGCGTTATATGCAGTATGAGCCTGAGCTTTACCCTGTTAGTGACTATAAATTTAATGCAACTAGCTCCTTAGGCATTATTGCTAGGGAGTATGAGGTAAGCCAGTTAGTACAACTATTACAGACAATGGGTAAGGATACACCTTACTACCCTGTCATGCTTAAGTCTATTGTTGATAATATGAATGTTGCTAACAGGGAAGAGTTAATAGGTTTAATTGATAAAGCTTCTCAACCTACACCAGAGCAGCAGAAAGCAGGTGAAGAGACTCGACAAGCTGAATTAGCGTTCCAAGCGTCACAAACAGCCGCCTTATCTTCACAAGCTGAGGAATCTAAGGCTAGGGCACAGAAACTTATGGTAGAAGCTCAGGCTATACCACAAGAAATGGAGATTGATCGTATCAGAGCTATCACTACTAACCTAAAGGATGGTGAAAATGATGATCGTGAGTTTGAACGTAGGCTTGCAGTTGCAGATCGTATCTTAAAAGATAAAGAAATTACTTTAAAATCACAAGGACAGCAAAATGGTATCTCAACGCGACCTCCAGCAAGTAGTGGAGCAAATCAACGAGAGCTACAACAGGCTTTTGAACAAAATAATCAAGCTAGAGGGGCAAATGGAAACATTAGAGTCCCTAGTGGCCTCTAATACCACACTTTCTAAGAAAAGTAAAGAAAAATCTTGACTTTTTGTTAAAAACATGGTATAATAGGTAGTATAAATGACAGATAACGAATTAGAAGTTTACTTTAGGCAGATGAATGACCTCTTCCGCATGGAAGGTTGGGGTTTACTAATTAAAGACTTAAAACTACAAGTTCCTAACATTGACTCTGTAGAACAGGTTAAGACTATTGAAGACCTTTACTTCCGTAAGGGACAACTTAATATTCTTGGCACTCTTCTTCAACTAGAAGAAACTAATCTACGTGGACAAGAGTCCTTGAGTGAAGATGCTAATGTATAAAATGTACGATTACAAATGCACAATAGGACACATCAACGAACACATGGTTAAAGGCTCACCAGACACACAGAAATGTAAGTCCTGTAGTGCCTTAGCAACCAGACAACTTTCCTCTCCACGTTCTTCTTTAGAACCTTTCTCTGGCGACTTTGCTGGAGCAACTCTAAAATGGGTTAAAGACCATGAGCGAGGTAGAGTGCAAGCAGAGAAAGCCAACTCCTAGTCTTAGGAAGCTTTCATTTTTAATCACTTCTCCACAATACTAAGGTACGGAGTTTAATATGGCAGCAGTTATCCTCGAAAACGAAGAGGACTTTAAAAACGAGCGTTTTGATAGCTTAGATGATATGGCTCAAAATACACAAGAAACTACGGAACCTTTGCAAGAGGAAAACCTAGAGTCAAGTGAAACTGAGGCAGTCCCAGATAAGTACAATGGTAAATCACTTGAAGATGTGGTACGGATGCACCAAGAAGCTGAAAAGCTCCTAGGTCGCCAAAGCTCAGAAGTAGGTGACTTACGTAAAGTAGTCGATAGTTATATCAACACACAACTCAACGATCAGAAGCCAGCACAAACGGCTAATGACACAGATGAAGACATAGATTTTTATTCTGACCCAGAAAAGGCTATCAGTAAAGCAATCGAGAATCATCCATCAGTAAAAGCAGCAGAAGAATCTACACGTGCGTATAAACAACAAACGTCTATGGCAATTCTTCAAAAAGACCACCCAGAAATACCTGAGATTGTAAAAGACCCTAGGTTTGCTGAGTGGATTCAAGCTTCTAAGATTAGGACTCGTATGTTTGTACAGGCAGACCAACATTTTGATATGGAAGCAGCAAGTGAACTTTTCTCGTTATGGAAAGATCGTGCTGGCTCTATTAATCAAACACTTCAAGCAGAAAAAGCAGGAAGGCAGAAAGCTGTCAAAGAGGGGTCGAATGGCTACACACGTGGCAATCCCGACTCAGGTACTTCCAAGAAAATCTATAGACGAACTGACATTATTAAACTTATGAAAACAGACCCAGAACGCTATTTAGCACTCTCAGACGATATTACACTAGCATACGCTGAGAAAAGGGTCAAATAACCTAACTATAGAGAGTAATTAAAAATGGCTACTTCCACATATCCCGCCACAGGCGGTATGGTAGATAACACATCAGCAGCAAAGTTCATCCCCGAAATTTGGTCTGACGAAGTAATTGCAGCGTATGAGAAATCACTTGTACTTGCACCTTTAACTAAAAAAATTGCAATGCAAGGTAAGAAAGGCGATACTATTCATATCCCTAAGCCTACCCGTGGTGTTGCTAATGCTAAAGCAGAAAACACAGCAGTTACTATTCAGAACGCTACAGAATCAGAAGTTTTGGTAACTATTAACAAGCACTTTGAATACTCACGTATGATCGAAGATATTACTGAGGTACAAGCACTTGCTTCACTACGTCAGTTCTATACTGGTGATGCTGGCTATGCCCTAGGTAAGCAAGTAGATGATGATCTATTTACCCTTGGTAAGTCTTTTGGTGATGGTGATGGTTCTAACTTTATCACCAGTGCTACATTCTACAATGATGCTACTTCTGGCACTACAGCATATGCAGCAGACACGATTATTCCTGCTGACGTATTTGCTGATAGCTTCCTACGTGACATGGTACAGAAGTTGGATGATGCAGACGCACCTATGGACGGACGCTTCTTAGTTATTCCACCTGCACTACGTAACAGCATCATGGGTATTGATCGCTACGTTAGCTCTGACTTTGTTAATGGTCAAGGCGTTGTTAATGGTAAGATCGGTGAGTTGTATGGTATTGACATTTATGTGTCTACTAACTGTCCTACTCTTGAGACTGCGGCTCAAAACGGAGCAACTGCTGGTGGTATTATCCGTGGCGCACTTATGGGCCATAAGGATACTATGGTACTTGCAGAGCAACAAGGTGTACGTTCACAGACTCAGTACAAGCAAGAGTTCTTAGGAACCTTGTATACTGCTGACCGCTTATATGGTACTCAGGTACTACGTCCTGAGACAGGATTCATGTTAGCAGTGAATGGTTAACTACTATAAGTAACACTAAAGGGGAACTGCGGTTCCCTTTTTATTTATTAAAATTCTTAAAGTGGTGCAAATATGGCAATATATCGTGGTATAGGAGGGTCAGGTGACTCGACACAAGACTCCACTCTTAACGAAATAACACAAAAGGCAATAGATGCCGCTAATTCAGCTACAGCAGCAGCTAATAGTGCTACTACTGCGGCAAACAGTGAATCAACAGTAGCAGGTTCAGCTACAGCAGCAGCTAACGCAGCTACACAAGGCGCCTTAAGTGCTACAGCAGCAGCTACCAGTAAAGACACAGCAGTAGCACAAGGAACCATAGCTACAAATAAAGCCTCTGCTGCATCTTCTAGTCAGACAGCAGCAGCCAACAGTGCTAGTGCAGCAGCCAGTAGTGCTACGGCATCAGCAAACTCAGCTACGGCAGCAGCATCTTCTGCTTCCACAGCAACAACTAAAGCTAGTGAAGGTTCTACATCTGCCTCTACTGCAACAACTAAGGCTAGTGAAGCTTCTACGTCAGCAGCCACAGCCACTACTAAAGCAAACCTTGCAACTACTAAAGCTGACACTGCAACTACTAAAGCATCTGAGGCGTCCACTAGCGCAGGTAATGCAGCTACGTCAGCTACAGCAGCAGCTAGTTCTTTAAGTACATTCCAAGGAATATTCCACGGGGCGTTAAATTCCGACCCTAATTCAAACTTATCAACAGGTGATTTGTACTTCAATACTGTTGCCAATACTACTAAAGTTTACAATGGTTCTACTTGGCAAGTAGTGTCTCCTACAACAGTAGTTGAACCTGCTGCATGGACTAACAGAACTATATCGTCAAGTCTGGTTTTAGACAATAATACGTATTACAACACAGGTTCAAACTTTGTAGTTAATCATGGAGTAGTTCTTACTGTTCCTTTATCTAGTGTACTTGAAGTCCATTATTACGAAACGCAGAAATCACTTTAAAGGTCTAATATTATGTCAATCAAATTAAACAGTGCTAATGGCTCAGTCACTTTAACACCTGAGGATGGTAGCGGCAATGCTGGCCTTACTATACCACGTGCAGGGTTTTTACCAATATCTGGTGGAACTCTTACAGGAGCCTTAGCAACTAACTCTACAATAGATGGAGTAGACGTAGCTACACGTGATGGTATCTTAACCTCTACTACCGCAACGGCAGCAGCAGCTTTACCAAAGGCTGGTGGTACTATGACGGGTGGTTTGGCAATGGGTGCAAACACTATTACTAGCACAGGTAAGATTTTATTCTCTAATATGTATGCCCAGACTAGCGATCTTCCTTCTGCTACTACGTATCATGGAATGTTTGCTCACGTACACGCCACAGGGCAAGCCTATTATGCTCATGCAGGAGCATGGGTAGAGTTAGCAAAGCAATCAGACGTTACAACAACAACTAATACAAGTGGGGCAGCTTTACCAAAGGCTGGCGGCACTATGACGGGCGCTCTGCAAATGTCTGATCAGTTAGTTCAGCGTCCTGTCTTAAAAGACTATGGCGAGACTAAGGTGGCTATGGCTGCACACGCAGTAGACCTAACGCTTGGTAATGTTCAAACATACACATTATCTGGTGTACAGACTCTTACCTTTACTAATCCAGCAGCTAGTGGCACAGCTTGTAGCTTTACCCTTATTATAACTAATGGTGGTAGTGCTGCTCTGACCTTCCCATCTAGCGTTGACTGGCCTGCTGCTACTGCACCTACACTGACTGCCAGTGGAGTTGATGTGCTTACGTTTACAACCTGTGATGGTGGGACTATTTGGTACGGAATCGCATCTGGAATAGGAATGGCCTAATGACTATTGAAAAAAAGTTACTTGGTACTAACCCTGTATCGGGTGAAATTCTTCCAGAAGCGGTTAGCTTTGATGGGACGAATGATAATTTAATAAAATCTAGTGATTTAACTAATAATATTAATAGTAAGACATTTACTTTTAGTGCGTGGTTTTACGTCACCGCAGAAGATTCTGGGCAACATATGTATCTTTATGATTCATATTACAATTCTGGAATGTATGTACAATTCGATGGAAACAGAAAAGTTCAATGTTTGGGTGTAGCGCAGGGCGGCACAGGTAATGGTTATTTATCTATTGAATCACCCATAAATGTTTTTGTTGCAGAAACGTGGCAACATATAATTATAAGTGTCGATATGGCTAACACAAGCAACCGCTATGTTTATATAAATGACCAATCAATTAGCGTGACATGGAATAGTTATAGTAATGCTGAAATTGGTTTTGCGCAGACTGTTCATACGATCGGTACTAATTCTCCTACTGGTGGTGCAGGTACACGTTCAAAAAGTAGACTAGCCCATGTATTCCTAGACTACACTTATCGTGATCTAAGCACCACATCCAACAGACGTTTATTCATAGACGCTGACGGAAAACCTTCTAGCACAATACCATCTAGCCCCGTCCTCTACCTGCCAATGAAGGACGCAGCCACAGCAGGTTCTAACTCTGGCACAGGCGGTGACTTCACTGCGGTTGGTGTACTAGCTACCGCAGAGCGTGGGCCTAATCAGGAT